AACTACTGCTATTGCCAAACACTTCATGGGATGGTAGAATATGGCTAAGAATAATGGACTCCATCATAATGAGGCATATCTAAAGAAGCGCTTGCATCTTGACAAGAAAACGCCAGAGCAGATTGCCCTAGAGTGCGGGGTAAGTCTACAGATAATTTACCGTCAAATGAAGAAGTTTGGATTAAAATAATGGCAGATATGGTTAATCATCCCAAGCATTACACTAGTGATCCTAGCGGGGTAGAGTGTATTGAAGTAGTTCGTCATCGTAATTATAATATTGGTAATGCCATCAAGTATCTTTGGCGTGCAGGACTCAAGAATGAGGATAAGCACATTGAGGATCTTAAGAAGGCCATCTTTTATATTACAGATGAAATTAATAGGCTAGAGGGAAAGCATGAAAACAGATAAGATCGTCATTGTTGGCGGAGGTAGTGCAGGGTGGATGACCGCTGCAACCTTAATTAAGGCTTTTCCAGAAAGAGATATCTCTGTTATTGAATCACCTGACGTTCCTTCTATTGGCGTTGGGGAGTCAACTCTTGGTCAAATAAATAGGTGGATGAAGTATCTAGAGATAGATGATGATGACTTCATTCCATTTGTTAATGGAACATACAAGATGAGTATAAAGTTTACTGATTTCTATAAAAAGGATTCTGGTTCTTTTCACTACCCATTTGGTAGACCATATCGTGAAGATACTGAGTCACCAATTGAAGACTGGCATATTGTAAAATATTTTCATCCAGAATTAAAGCAGTCTGATATGGTTGATATGCTGTTCCCTGCTGCACAACTATTTAATTCAAATAGATTTTCAGACAACGTTGATGGAGAGTTTAATGACTTTGATCCAATTGCTGACGTTGCTTACCACTTTGATGCAGTAAGGTTTGGGGTATGGCTAAAGGAAATGTATTGCCTTCCTCGTGGAGTCAAGCATATTGAAAAACATGTTGAAGCCATTGCTGTGAATGAAGATGGTATTGAGTATTTGATGATGAAGGACGGAGAGACAATAACCTCTGACTTATTTATTGATTGCACAGGATTTAAGAGTCTTTTGCTTAGTGGAGCATTAAAGGAACCATTCATTCCATATGATCACATCCTATTCAATAATGCTGCCTGGGCAGTACAGATTCCATACATTGATAAAGAACTTGAACTCCAGCCTTACACAAACTGTACCGCAATTGAGAATGGATGGTGCTGGAATATCCCACTATGGACAAGGATCGGTACTGGATATAATTATTCAACAAAGTTTGTTTCTGATGAAGACGCTTTGGAGCAATTAAAAAACTATCTCTGTTCAGATAAAATGACTATCCCAAGGTCAAGAGAATATGTTGAATCTCTTACATTTAGAAATCTTAAGACAAGGGTGGGAATTCAGGAAAGATCCTGGGTAAAGAATGTGGTTGCGATTGGACTATCTTCTGGATTCATTGAGCCGCTGGAAAGCAATGGTCTGTTTAGTGTTCATGAATTCTTATTCATTCTTGTTGATATTCTTCAAAAGGGCAATGTAAATCAGTTTGATAGATCAATGTATAACACTGAAATAAAAGACATGTTTGATGGCTTTGCAAAATTTGTCTCTATGCACTATGCTATGTCAAGCAGAGAAGACACTCCTTACTGGAAGGCAATATCAAATCATGAGTTTACAGAGGGAACAGACAGGAATCCTCACACTGAATTTATGCATAGAAGTGCAGCCTTTTATTCAGCAGCAAGGCTATTCTTTGATACCTTCAAGAGCCGTGATGATCTATCTGGAATGAATTATATTTCTGTGGGTCTTGGATATAACCTATTTAATTCAGCAAGAGTTTCACGATTAGAGTCCTACGTAGGTAAGGATAAGGTTATCGAAAAAGCAGAGTTGCTATACGATAAGATGATCTCAAATGTGTCTCGTTGGTCATTGGAAGCAGAAAAGTCTCCGAAAATAATAGACTATATGAGAGATCGCTTCTATAATAACGAGTGACAAGAATCACATATTACTCATAAAACCATTGACTGGCATGGCAAATTGTGTTATGCTTAATAACTGTTGCCGCCGCAAGGAGGAACCAAATGACGAAAACGAAACTGGTAGGAGGAATTATGGCTAGCATTATGGCAGTAACTTTGGTTACGGCTTCTGCTAGTGCTGCTTCAACCGAACAGGTGTATGCTAAGTCAAATGCACCTATTGCGACGGAGGCTTTGGATAAGCCTGTCGTTAATAAAACAAAGGCTAAGTCAAAGCCAAACACTACCTGTAAGAACTGGCTCGTCAAGGAATTGAAGAATGCTGGTTTTAAGGGTAAGGGATTGAGGATCGCATGGTCAGTTGCTATGCGTGAAAGTGGAGGAAGGGCTAACGCGATTTCTTCCACTGGAGACTATGGTGTCTTCCAATTCAACCGCGCAGCGTGGTCAGATCAACCTTGGTGGAACACACAAAAGTTGCTCACACGCAAATACAATATCATGATTGCGTATAAGATTTCGCAACATGGCAAGACCTTCTATCCATGGGATATTGATGGTCAGGGCAGACACAAGGCTAACTATACGCCTAAGTCTGTTTATGCAAAATATAAGTCTTGGTACTCAAAGTACCCAGCAAACTGTAAGTAGTAGTCGGCAGGGTAGATAACCTAATTTCTATTGGTGGCAACAAATCTACCCTGCCACTGCTATAATTGGAGCCTTATGAGTGAACTAATTGAACACATGGAAGAAGTTAACCGTGTTGCATCCGAATACATCAAGGGATTCAATGAATCTGAAATCTCTCGTGAACTTGACATACCAAGAGCGCGAGTCTCTGCTCTACTACGAGAGTGGAAGAGCATGGCAAGCAATTCAGAGGCAGTTAGAGCACGAGCACGCGAGGCTTTATCAGGAGCAGATCAACACTACTCTAAACTCATCAAGCAAGCCTATGAAGTCATTGACGAGGCAACAACTAACGGAAACCTATCTGCAAAGACTGCTGCAATCAAACTAATCCTTGATATTGAATCTAAGCGTATAGACATGCTACAAAAGGCAGGACTGCTAGAGAACAAGGAACTTGCAGATCAACTGCTTGAAACAGAGCGTAAACAAGAACTCTTGATGAAAATCCTCGCAGAAGTTTCTGGCAAGTGCCCCACATGCAAGGCTCAGGTTTTGTCTCGCTTAGCGGAGGCATCTGGTCCACAAGGAGAGGCAGTAGTCTTCCATGGCAATTGATTTCTCAGAGTTTCTTGACGTACTTGATGAGTCACCATTCGAAGAAGATCCAGTAGATCTTGATACATTTCTTCATAGCGAAAGTTATTTAGATCAGCCAGAACTTTCACAGATTCAGAGAGATCTCGTAGAGGCTATGAGTCAGATCTACAAAGAAGAAGATCTAATTAGATTCATGGGTGACAAAGAGGGCCGCGAGCATTTCAAGAAGTACACTAAGGCAGAGGTTCTTCTTCAGTTGGGTAAGGGATCTGGAAAGGATCACACCTCAACCATCGGCTGTGCATATCTTGTGTATAAACTTCTATGCCTAAAAGATCCTGCACGATATTTCGGTAAGCCACCAGGAGATGCTATTGATATCATCAACGTGGCTATTAACGCACAGCAGGCTCGTAACGTCTTCTTTAAGGGATTTAAGGGCAAGATCATGCGCTCCCCATGGTTCGCAGGTAGGTTTGAGGCAAAGGCTGACAGCATTGAGTTTGATAAGGCTGTAACTGTTTACTCTGGTCACTCAGAACGAGAAAGCCACGAGGGACTAAACCTTATCCTTGCAATCCTTGACGAGATTTCTGGTTTCGCACAGGACTCAGCATCAGGAAACGAAAATGCAAAGACTGGTGACGCAATCTACAAAGCATTCCGCGCTTCCGTAGATTCACGATTCCCAGACTTTGGGAAGGTAATTCTTCTTTCATTCCCTCGCTATCCAGGAGACTTTATCTCCAAACGTTATGACGAGGTAGTTGCTGAAAAAGATGTTGAGTTAAAACAGTATACATTTACTATCAACCCAGATCTTCCAGAGGATCAAGAAGATAATCAGTTCACCATTGAGTGGACAGAAGATCATATCTTATCTTATAAATATCCAGGGGTGTACGCCATTAAGCGTCCTACATGGGAGGCAAACCCAACTAGAAAAATTACAGATTTTAAGATTGCGTTTATGACAGATCATGCAGACGCTATGCAGCGTTTCGCCTGTATGCCATCATTCTCTTCAGATGCATTCTTTAAGAACAGAGATGCGTTGGAAAAGGCAATGTGCCTACACAATCCAATTGATCAATACAAGAGAATCGAGCCTGTATGGGAACCACAAGAAGATGTTAGATATTTCCTTCATGCCGACCTTGCTCAAAAGCATGATAAGTGTGCCATTGCAATTGCACATGTTGATAAATGGGTACAGGTACGAACATTCAACGACTATACTCAAATTCACCCTATTGTTATTGTTGATGCCGTTGTCTGGTGGGAACCTCGCAAGGAAGGTCCAGTCAATCTTTCAGAAGTAAAGGATTGGATTGTAAACTTTAGACGCAGTGGATTTAGGGTTGGCCTCGTTACCTTTGACCGCTGGCAGTCATTTGACATTCAGCAAGAACTACAATCTGTAGGTATCAAAACAGATACACTATCTGTAGGAAAGAAGCACTACGAGGATCTTGCAATGCTTTACTATGAGGATCGCGTACTCATGCCACACATCGACATTCTTTTGCAGGAGATGAGCGAACTACGAATCGTATCTGACAAGAAGGTTGACCATCCTCGCAAGGGATCTAAGGACTTGTCTGACGCTGTTACTGGGGCGGTATACAATGCAATTGCACACACACCTCGTAATAGCAATCAAGAGATTGAGATTCATGATTATAAGTCAATCACCAAAAAGAATAGAATTGAAGAAGAAGAAAACAGACGTTGGGAACCAGAAGAGATGCCAGAAGAAGTTCGCGGATATCTTGACAACCTTGGCTTTATTTGATAAACTTTTTCCATAACTACGAAAGGCATTAAAATGGTTTTAGCATTTCTTATTGCAACTCTTGTTTTGTTTTCCTTGAATCTAATTCTTAATCTAATAGCATTGGGATATATGCTTGCCGATGGAAACAATA